CGATGAAGAGGTAGCCGCCGTAGCCCGAGACGGGGAACTCCGACCACTCCTTCTTGACGACGACGGGCGTCTTGTAGCCGTAGGCGCCCGAGATGAAGGCGTCGACCTGAACGCCGTAGATGCTGCGGCTGTTGCCGAAGCCGCCCGGATCCCACTGGGTGCCCATCCCCTGCCTGTTCCAGTTCGACATGCACATGGCGGCGACCGGAGAGGCGAAGATCACCTTGTTGGTGCCGCCGAAGGCGTGCACGCTCGCCATCATGCTGTCGAAGAAGGTGGGGCTGAGGACACCGCCTGCGGACTGCTTGTTGGTCTGGATGAACTCGACCAGGCCCCCGGCAGTGCCGCGCGGGTTGTTCTCGGGAGGAGCTGCGCTCGTGAACGAGCGGGCACCGAAGAAGCCGATTGCCTCCCACTTCTTCTTGTGCTCGCGCGCCTTGCGCTTGGCCTCCTTGGCAGGCTCCTTGCCGCCGTACTTGTTGATCTGGGTGTCGGTGCGGGTGAAGCCCCAGGTCGTGCGGGTGATCTGGGTGAAGTTGAATCCGATCACCCTCGCCAGGTAGCGCGGCATCGGGAAGTCCGAGCCTTGCGGCTGGGCATCCCCGGTGACGAGCCAGGCGTCTGCTGCGTTGATCGCTGCGGCGGGGATGTTGCCGACGCCACGAGCGACGGTGATCGTGTCGACGGCAACCGAGACGACGCGAGCCATCTCGCCGGTCCGCATGTTGCGGAGCATGTCGTTGGCCATCGTGATCTTGCCCTGCCCGGCTGTGAGCGGGAAGCTCGTGTCGCCGACGAGCTGGGCCGAGGTGTTGGTGACGATCCTCGGGAAGTCCTCCTCCTCCAGCCAGTGAACCTTCTCCGAGGTGGCAACCCGCGAGGGGGTGCGCGAGGTCATCGTCGTGAACTGCGTCTCATCCGGGCGAAGCACCCGGATCTTCTCGTCCATGTCGATGATGCGCTCGCCGCCGAACGATGTGCTGGCGGACGGGCCGACCTGCGCCTCCGTCGAGACGTTGCCTTGGGCGATGGTGCCAGCCATAGGGCTGTCCTCCCTTGCAAACGAAGTGACCTATGTCGCTTCGGCTGCGGGGTGTCTCCGAGGGGAGGCCCGGTGGCCTAGCTTGCTTCCTGGAACGCCTCTTCCAGATCCCCGAACGTGAGGCCCGGCAAGATCTGCTGGTCTGCGCGGGGTGGCTCCCTTGAGGGGGTACTGGCTGCGCTCGTGGCCGATGTTACAGCAGCCTTCGCACGGGCGCCATCGGCCTTCGCCCGAGCCTCCTTCTTGATCTCGCTCTTGCGCTCCTGCACGCTGGCGCTGGAGGCCTTGGCGATCTCAAAGATGTTGATCAGGGCGCGCATCGAGAGGTCGATGTTGTTGGAGCGCGCCTCCTGGACGAGGTGGTGGTTGGAGCCGAGGGCGTTGAAGACCTGCACCATCTGTGGCTCCCACTCGCGCATGCCGGGGACGTTCGCGTACAGCGCCTCGATGATGTCCTCGGTCGGGGCCTCGGTCGGCATCGCCGTGGCCTGCTGCTGGTTGAACTCGACCTGGTCGACGAGCTGACCGGCCCGCTGCGCGCTGAAGGGATCCTCGCGTGCCCAGTAGCTGCAGACGGCGCGAGCGAGATCGAACTCCCCGGCGTTGATCGCCTGCTCGATGTAGGCGCCGGGTGTGGTCGTGGTGGCGGCGTTCTCTGCCCATTCGTGTTGCTCGGCGCTGAGCATCGCCCCCGAGCCGGAAAGCATGCGCGACTGGTGCATCGCCTGCTCCAGCTCGGAGGCGCGCTGGCGCTGCGCGGCCAGCTCGGTGCCCTGGCGCCCGTAGGCGCGTCTCAGCTCTGCGGCGGCTCGAAGGGCCTTGACCGGGTCGTCCTGGTACTGGGCAAGGTAGGCGATGACCTCGGGGTCTGCGAGGTCGAAACCCGCAATGCTGCGGGCCTCGACTTCAGTATCTTCTTCCTCAGCGCCGTCTTCCTCCTCGCCTTCCTCCCCACCCTCGTCCTCCTCCTGCTCGTCTTCCTCAACCTCTGGTTGAGGCTCAGGCTCGGGCGCTGCCGGTATCTCCTCTCCCTCGACCTGCTCGTCGACGATCGCGGGGGGAATGACCTCGGTCACCTGCTCCTCGTCGTCCCATCCTTCCAGCAGCGACTCCGCTGCGCTCATCTCACTCACCGGCTGACACCTCCTCGTCTGTCGGGCTGTTGTCGGTCAGCTCCTTGTTGCGTGCGTTACGGGGGACAGAGAGGGCCGAGCGCAGGCCGCTGATCCTGCCGCGCTCGTAGGCCTGCTCCTCAAGCGTCAGCCCCTGCCCGAGCATCCGCCCCATCATCGAGCGCTTGATCCGGTCGACCTCCTCCTCGATCACGGTGCAGAGGACGAGCCAGTTCTCCAGTGTGGTCAGGGTGGCGAGGTTGCTGCGGCGCAGCATGATCTCACGCCGCTCCTCCAGGCTGATGATCCGGCGCTGCGGAGTCTTCGGCTGCATCAGCGGCTAGCCCCTCTCGGTGCCCCCGCCAAGGCCATCATCCGCTGCATCGCCGTCTCGGGCGACATCGAGAAGGCGTTCGACGGCGAAAGTGGGCCTGCGGCGAGGGTGGGAGCGGTGATCCCCATGCCCGGTGGGCCGGGCGGGCCGGGACCACCGGGTTGTCCGGGAGCACCACCCGCGCCCGGCGGACCCGGTGGGCCTGGCGGGCCGGGCTGGGGCACAGCCCCCGGAGGGGCGCCCGAGGGTGTCGGAAGGAAGTAGCGCTCCTTGTCGGTGACGTTGTAGGAGTCGAGCACCTTCTCCATGTAGGCCTTCAGATTGAGCGGGGCGCCGGACTGGGCCATGACCGGCTGCACCTGTGCCGCCATCTGCATCAAGCTCTGCGACTCGGCCCGGCGCTCTTGACGCATCAGCGAGTCGGCGGTCACGTCGATGGTGATGTCGTAATCGCCCTGGATCTCGATCGGACTGATCGTCTTGAACGCCTGCGCGCCCGCCTGCCCGACGATGCGGACGACCCTCTCCTCGCGCAGGAACTGCTGGTAGAGGAGGAGGAAGTGCCGTCCCAGCTCGGCGTAGGCCCAGAGGTAATGCTGCTTGCGGGCCTGGATCAGACGCTGGGCGATCGTGGTGATGATCGAGACGCCGGTCGCAGTCGACTGGTCGACGGTCTGCGAGTTGACGCCGCTGTTCATCGGCAGCCCGCCCATGATGTTCTGCAGGTCGCCCTTGAGCAGGCCCTCGGCCTCCAGGGTGATCGAGGCCGCTGCCGAGTCGATCGGGAGTGTCCCGATCTGGCCCGGATCCTCGACCAGCCACATCGCGTTCGGCTCGTAGACGAAACTCTCCAGGTCGTCCACATCGCTGCGGACGAGAGTGATCACGTTGGCGAGCATCCGCACCACATCGATCCGCTGGTTCTGCAGCGTCCACAGCATCTCCTGGAGCTGGGCGAGCGCCTCGACGATCGAAAGACCGGGGATCTGGAAGGCATCGGGCATTCCCGAGCAGACGATGAAGGGCATCCGCCCCATCCAGAGCGGGTTGGGCCGGTCCTTGAGCACGATCTGGCGGTTGCCGACCGTGATCACGCGCTCGGGCGTCCAGTACTCCAGTACCTCGATCAGTTGCCAGGCGCGGTCGACGTGGCGCAGGCGCATCTCGCGTGCGGAGATGTCGGAGGTGCGCGGCACCGAGCTGGTCGAGGACTGCCACTTGAGCTTGTCCACGTTCTCGTAGTCGTAGAAGCCGTCGCCGACCTTGCGCTGCAGCGACTCGTATGTCTCAAAGGTGCGGTGGATCAGGAACTCGGCCTTCTGCGGGCTGGGCGCGACCCCCGGCCAGAAGAAGTCGCGCAGGTCGACGACCTCGGCGCAGGCGTCGTCGACGATCAGCGTCTCGGTCGGCTCCTGCTCGTCGTAGACGGTGACCGAGTCGTAGGGCTGGCCGAAGGCGTCGGCGATCACGAGCGAGTGCTGCGCGAGCTTTGTCACCTTGCGCTTCTCGCTGCGCCAGTAGGCCTTGATCACCGAGAGGCCCGCGATCATGTCCTGCTGCATGAAGGGCCGCTGCTTGGCGGCGAAGCCGTCGCGGTCGAAGGCGTAGGTGAGCGTGTCCTCGACCGCCTCGACCGAGGTGATCCGCGCAAGCACGTCGGCGATTGCCTCCTCGGGGCGTGGGCGCGGCTGCACGTCGAAGCGCGGCCTCGGCTCCAGCATCGTCGCCAACATCCCCTCGCAGGTGTTGAGCACATACGGGGTTGTGATCTGTGAGCGCCACTGCTCGGTCGGGTCGCTCGATCCCTGACCGTCGTCCTGCATCAGGCCCCGGTAGGCGAGGTAGCGCTTCTCCAGCTTGCGCACGAACTCGTTGTGGTAATCGCGCTCGCACTTCTGCACCGCGTTGACGACGAGGGCGAGCGCGTCGGCGTTCTCGATCTGGGTGTAAGGGTCGACGTTCTCGCCGACGTTGTCGCTGGTCGGCGTGGAGTCGACTCCGTATGAGGTCAACTAGGCTCCCAGCCCCGGCAGTCCCGGTGCACCCTGCAGCGCCCGCACGAGACTCTTGCCCCCGCCCGACATCGCGTCCTTCTGGTGCCCACCCTTGAGGCCGGTGACGATCGCGAGCGCTTTCGAGGCCTGCGCCTTGTCCATCGCGTCGTGATCCATGCGGATGAAGGCCTGGAGCGCGTGCTCGGCCACGTCGAGCGCCTGCATCGAGGTGTCGTAGACATCGTCGGGATGGCCCGGCACGTCGGGCGCGTCGGGCGGCGGCGGGGCAGAGAGCGGCCCTCCGGGCGCGAGATGCGGCGGTAGCGGCGGTCCGCCGGGACCGGGGCCGGGACGCGGCCCGGCGAGGGCGGCGAGCATACTGCTCATGCGGTACTCCTCTCCCAGGGATAGTTCGCCGAGCCTGTGCGGCGGCGTTTGGGCTTCGCCCGGTAGCGGCGTTCGTGGGTGCCGTAGAGGCGGTACATCTCCAGGGCGATCCCAAACGCCATCACGCGGTCATCGTTGGATCCGTCCTGCGCCCTCGGCGAGGGCAAGGTCTTCTGGCGCACGAAGGTGCGGCACTCCATGATCAGACTGCGGGGCAGAGCCGGAATCGTGCGCTCACGGATCACCTGCTCGATCTGGTTGATCACCTGCGGCCTCGTCTTCTGGTTCATCGGGAAGCCGTAGTTCTTGAGCTGGTGGTTGTCGGGCCGGTCGCCGATCGCGTGCCGGTAGAGCTTCGGGTAGTGCGGCCTCCCTTTCCTGCCGTCGCGGAGCGAGATGATCACCGGCTCGCCGAAGCCGCCGCCCATCTCGATCGCCATCCGCGCGGTGCCGTACCAGCGCCCGAGATAGTGGAGCTGCTCGGCGAACTCGTCGGCGTCGATCTTCGCGTGCAGCTCGGCCGCGAGCGACATCGAGCTGAGGTCGATCACGTAGGCGCAGGAGTAGTCGAGGCCGCGCCCGGTCGCGACATCGGCGCCGATCGCGTAGTCGTGACTCGCATCGGGCCGCGCATAGAGCCTGACCCAGCCGTGCTCGGAGTAGTGGATCTTCGCCCTCCCGCCCGTCTCCGAGACGTGGAAGCGAAGACGCTTCTCCTCGGCGAGGGGCTTGTGCTCCGAGTACCAGGCGAGCGCCTCCAGGTCGAACCAGCACTCGCCCGTGTTGATGAAAGCGTCTTCGGGATTACGCGGGAACTGCTCGGCCCGGTCGGCTGCCGGGAGCGCTCTTGCATGGGTGGCGTACCAGTGCTCGTCGCGGTCGGGATGAAGATCCCAGGCGAGAAACTGGCCGTCGATCCCGTAACTCTCCTGGTTGACCCAGAGGTGGTGGAAGAAGTTACCCTCGCCGGTCTGCTCGTTGGAGATGCCGTTGGCAGTGGAGATGACGATGAGCTGCCCGCCGTTGTCGGCGGTGGGGAAGAGCGCCTTCCACGACTCCTGCGCGTACTCGTGACGGGCGTACTCGTCGAGGAGGACGATCGTCGCCGTCTCCCCGTGCCCCGCCCTTCGCGTCGAGGGGAGGCCGACGACGGTCGAGAGGCGCCCGTCGGGAAAGGTCAGCTCGATCGTCGTCGTCGGCCGCGCCCCTCGTGTCGGCTTGCTGATCTCGGCGCCGAAGCGGAGATGGTCGGGGAGTGAGTTGACCATGTCGAAGAGCCGGTTGACGACCTTGATCGCCTCGTCCTCGTTGATCGAGACGACCAGAGCACGAGTGCCGGGCATGGTCAGGAGCTTCCAGAGCGCGTAG